AGGACGCCATCAGCAGTGCTGTCTCAGCGCTCACAGGTGACGAGTGGCAGGAGCTGCTGGGGCCGATTGTCGAACCGCTGATGCAATTCTCTGAAAGTGCCGCCTCACTCGAAGAAATTCGAGATCGGCTGATTGACGAGCTGGTGGGCATGGACGAAACCACCCTGGGCACGCGCCTGGCGCAGTTGGGCTTTGCGGGCCGGTTGGCGGGAGCTGTCGGCGCACCACTCTCCGACGCCGAGGAATAGCGCCTTGGCCGTGATCGACATATCAGCGCGGCCCCCAGCCGAGGCCGTGCGTTTTTTCGAGAGCAAGGGCTTTGCTATTGGGTTTGATTGGCGGGATATCTGGCAACAGGAGCACGCGCGGGCTTTTACGGTAGCCAAAGTCATGCGGCTCGACATCCTTCAGGACATTCGAGGCGAGGTTGACCGGGCGATCCGGCAAGGTACAACGCTGGCCGATTTCAAAAAGCGGTTGACGCCCCTGCTTCAGGAGAAGGGTTGGTGGGGCCGCACAGAGGCCGTCGATCCGCTGACCGGCGAAATCCGAAACGTGCAGCTGGGCTCTCCCCGGCGTTTGAACACGATCTTTGATACCAATGTGCGTACCGCCCACGCCGCCGGACGCTGGGAGCGCATCGAGCGCACGAAAGGTGCAAGACCGTTTCTTCTCTATGTCGCCGTCATTGATGACCGGACGCGGCCCGAGCATCGGGCCTGGCACCATATTGTGCGCCCTGTCGATGACAGCTTCTGGAGTTCCTTCTATCCGCCGAACGGCTGGCACTGCCGCTGTATCGTCAGACAGCTTTCACAGCGCGACCTTGATCGACGAGGATTTGTCGTTTCGAGCGATGCGGAGGTCTCGGCCTTTATGAAGAACACGCGTCGTCACCGAAACAAGCGGACCGGCAAGGTCGAAAGCGTGCCCAAGGGCATCTCGCCGGGCTTCAACTACAATGTCGGCAAGGCACATATGCGGGCGCTGACGCCACCGCCAGCAACTGGGCCGATCAATCCGCCCCGCATTATCTCGCAGGGTAACGGAACGCCGCTCAATCTGCCCTCCACCTCTCCCATGCCAGAGCCTCGCCCGGCCTCGCCGGATCGGCTGTTGCCACGGGACCTCACGGATGAGGAATATGTCGGTCGCTTCCTCTCCGAGTTCGGGGCGAGCGCTGAGAAGCCGGTGGTGTTTACGGACGCTCTCGGCGAGCGGCTGGTGATCTCCGAGGATCTGTTCCGGGACCGGCAGGGACGCCTCAAGCCCGGCACGCGCAGGCGGCAGTCCATGTTGCTGCTGGCCGATGCCATCCGCGACCCCGACGAAATCTGGTGGCACTGGGAAGAAAACAAGGTTCAAAGCCGCGCAGCCGGAGAGCCTGTCTATGAGCTGCGTCGGCGCTATCTTGCGCGCCGTCTCATCGACGGCCAGGAGCAACCGCTGATTGCTGTCTTCGATGTGGGGGAGAGCGGCTGGCATGGCGTCACCGGCGTGGCCTCGGCGCGGGTGGGCAATCTGGTGAAATCCCGCGCTGGTGTACTCGCCTGGCGGCGGAACTGACAAATAAAAACCCGGGGAAAACCCGGTGCGACGACACCGGGCTTCAACGTCACGTCCGTTGGAGCAGTCGCCGCTGCGGTGGGACGTGAGGTTCCACCAGAATATAGGCGAAAACCTCCTAATTTTCAATTTCATTGGCGATCTGGGGCGATCTGGGCGGCGGTTTGCTGAAAACAACGCCGTTAAAGGGTCTTTGCGCGATTTTTAAAGGGGGGTAAACCGCTCCAGCTAGAACCTTGGCTCTGGCCTTTCAAGATGCGCTGCGAGGCCCCTCTGACGGCTTTTACCAAAATCGGTTGCCCAACGCCCCCCGCCCGTGTCTATGATCCGCCATTCTGGCCACCAAGTCGGTCGCCAAATCAGGCACCCTGACAGATGTCAGTCTGACCTATCCCCCTCCCATTCCCTAGCTTCCGGTCTCAACACCGACGCCCCCTCTCTCCTGAGGTGTGGGTCGGACGAGACGGGACGCATTCACTTGAAACCGATTGAGATTTTCAAATCCGGCACGCACAACGCCGACAACGGTAAATCCTTCACGTTTAGTGATGCGGACCTCAAAGCGTCTGCGGCAGCTTATGACCCGAAGCTTCACGAGGCCCCGTTGGTCGTCGGACATCCTTCTCATGACGATCCTGCGTATGGCTGGGTTTCGGGCCTGTCCAGCGATGGCGGTTCAATAATCGCAACGCCAGACCAGGTGAACCCGGAGTTCTCTGAGATGGTGGAAGCGGGCTCGTTTAAAAACGTGAGCGCCAGCTTCTATGCTCCAAACGCCAAGGCGAACCCCGCGCCAGGCACCTACTATCTGCGTCATGTCGGCTTTCTCGGCGCCAAGGCTCCTTCCATCAAGGGTCTGAAGTCGATTGAGTTTGCCGAGTTTGCCGATGGTGATGACGACATCATCACCATCCAATTTGCAGAAGTCTCCGACTTCACTCTCTCCTGGGCGCTGAGGTCAGTAGGCCGCATCTTCCAGCGCCTGCGCGACCGGCTTCTTGTCGAAGAAGGACTTGAGGCGGCGGACGACGCTGTAAACGTCCACGATCTCAACGCGATCATCGATGCCGCCTCAAAGGCTGAGCGCGCAGGTGAAGAAGTGAGAGAAAAAGCCGAAACAACTGCTTCCTTTTCAGAACCAACAGACGAGGCCGCTATGAGCGACGCTATGACAGACGACGACAAGAAGAAATTCAAAGACGACACGGCTGCCTTGGCCGACGGCCAGAAGAAACTGGACGAAGAGCGTGTTGCCTTCGCCGAAGAGCAAGACGCTTCCCGCCGTGAAAGTGACAAGCTCTTTCTCGGCGGCCTGGCGGACGAGGGCAAAGTTGCTCCTGGCGCTCTTGATGGCCTGATTAACTTCATGGCCGAACTGGATGCCGACGAAGTGGTCAATTTTGGCGAGGCGGATGAGGACAAAATGACGCCTCATGCCTTCTTCCGGTCAATGCTCGAAAAGAGCGGCGAGGTTGTGAACTTCTCTGAAGCCAGTAAGGACGACGGCAAGGATCACGACAAGGCCGACGCAAATGCCATCGCCTCTGACGCGATTGCGTTTCAGGAGACCGAGCGTGCTGCTGGCCGCACGGTATCTACCGCCGCAGCGGTGGCCAAGGTGATAGCCAAAAAGTAGCCGCCTTCCACATAACCGCCTTTTCAGGAGAGACATTGTGAACCCCCTATTGACGAAGAACTACATCGCCAGCGGAGCCGTCACAAAACGGCGCATCGTTATGCATGGTGCCGCTGACGGCGAGGCGGCCCTTGCCAATGGCAGCACAGCAAAGCTGCTCGGCGTCTCGACCGACGTGGACAGTGCCGACACAGCCCGTGTCGACGTTCAACTATCCGGCCAGGTTGAGGTGGAGTTTGGCGGCGTGGTCACACGCGGCGACTGGCTCACATCGGACGGCGTGGGCAAGGCCGTTGTTGCCGCGCCTGCTGTTGGCGTCAATGCGGAGGTGATCGGCAAGGCTGATGTGTCGGGCGTTGATGGTGACATCGCCTCGGTCAATCTGGCGTTCGGGCTCATCCAGGGCTAATCGCCGACCCTTTTCCCGCTTTCGGGCAGGCTTTATCAGGAGAGACTTATGTTCCCATTCCCCACTGATCCGGTGCTTCAGGCGATCATCATTGCCTATCGCAACCAGTCCTATATCGGCGATCTCGTGCTGCCCCGTGTGTTCGTGGGCAAGCGGGAGTTCAAATACATGCTCTATCCAGTTGAGGAAACATTCGCTCTCCCCGACACCAAGGTCGGACGCCGCTCGCGCCCGAACATGATTGATCTCACCGCGACCGAGACAGCCAATTTCTGCGAGGATTACGGGCTCGAAGACGGCATCCCTCAAGATGACATCGACAACGCGCCCGCAAATCACGACCCCAAAGCGCGGGCCGTCCAGCAGATTGCTGACTATGTGTCGCTGGGGCACGAGGTGCGCACCGCGAACAAGGTGTTCGACACAGCAAGCTATGCGCCCGGCCTCACCGAGGCTCTTGTTGGCACAGCGCAGTTTAGCGACTTTGCCAATTCCAGCCCGCTTGACGTGATCGGTGAAGCTCTCGATCAACCGCTCATCCGGCCCAACACGATGACAATGGGTCAGCAGGTCTGGACGAAGTTGTCGCGGAACCCCGAAGTTGTGAAGGCGGTGCACGGCACCAGCGGTGACAAGGGTGTGGCGCGCCGCGAGGCTGTCGCTGAGCTCTTCGAACTCGATGCCATCCATGTCGGCCAGTCGCGGCTCAATACCGCGAAGAAGGGCCAGGCGGCGACGCTTTCCAGAGTTTGGGGCAAGCACATCTCGCTGACCTACCTTGATCCCAATGCTGACACGCGGAACGGCCTGACATTTGGCTACACGGCGCAGTTTGGCGACAAGGTTGCCGGTGAGAAGGAAGACGGCTCGATTGGCCTGCGTGGCGGCACGCTCGTGCGCGGCGGTGAAAGCGTGCAGGAAGTCATCGCGGCTTCCCAGGCAGGCTATCTGATCCAGAACGCGGTCGCATAGCCCCGCGTTCTGACCGGCCCGACTACCAAACCTCCATCTCCCAACCAAAAAAGAGGGACCGATGAAATACAAAGCCAACACGCGGATCAATACCGGCGAAGGGCTCATTGAGCCAGGCAAGACCATTGAGCTCGACGAAGACGCCGCCGCGCCGCTCCTCGATATTCAAGCGATCTCAGAAATCGCGAGAAAGACAGCTGAGAAGAAAACCCCGGCCAAGTAATCGACGCGGGATGGCGCAGTTGGGTAGCGCGTCTGGCTCATAACCAGAAGGTCGCCAGTTCAAATCTGGCTCCCGCAACCAGAATAAACCCCGGACCGCAATTGGGGGAGACGTAAAGAAGAGCACGTCTCCCCCAACACCCAAGCACAGGCAGCAATCCAATGACCTACGCCGTCAAGCAAGACATGATTGACCGGTTCGGTGAGCAGGAGCTTATCGAGGTGACCGACCGTGCCAACGCTGTGGCGATTGATGATCAGGTTCTGGGTGTGGCGCTCGCCGATGCAGATGCCACCATCAATTCTTACATTGAGGCCCGCTATTCGGTGCCTCCCACGCCCGTCCCTCATATCCTCGTTTCGGCTGCCGCAAAACTCGCCCGCTATCAACTTCATGATGATGGCGCGTCCGAGCAGATCGCGGCGGACCGCACTCAGGTTCTTGCCTGGCTGAAAGACGTATCGCGGGGGCTGGCGCGTCTTGGCGATGACGATACCGCCACTCCCGACCCCACCGCCACGCTGGGTCCGGTCGTGACCAGTCCCGACCGTCCCTCCATTGAAGACGGGATGGAGGGCTACTAATGGCCGGTGTGGAACTCAGTGTTGACCTTCAGGCGGACGCCGCGCACAGCGCGTTTGCTCGACTTATTGCACTGGGTGTCAATCCCTCTGCTGACCTCAATCAGATCGGCGCGGCACTGGAAGACAGCACGCTCGAACGGTTTGAAACCAACATCGCCCCGGACGGCACGCCCTGGCTGCCGAGCGAACGGGCGCTCGCTCAAAATGGCCGCACGCTGGTGGACACCGGACGGCTCCGCGACAGCATCGGCTATGAGGTCACGGGTAATGAAATATCGCTCGGCACCAACGTCATCTATGCGGCCCTCCACCAGGGCGGAGGCAAGGCGGGGCGGAACCTTTCCCTCACACTCCCCGCGCGCGCATTTCTGGGCGTCTCTGATGAAGATCAATTCACCATCGACGAAATCTTGAATGACGCTTTGGGCAACGCATGGGGGAACGCATGAAAACAGAACCTGCCATCGAGCCCCTTGAGGACGCCTTAATGGCTGCCTCAACGGGTCTTAAATCAGTCGATAGCGTTGCGGGTTATCTGGGCACCGACGGCGCACCAGGCGCGTCTCCTTCCGCCGTGGTTTTTTATGCCGGTGCCGATTATGCAGATCGCGCCACAACGACAGAGCGAAAACATGGCAGGGGACGCTTCCTGGTGCTGCTCGCCTTCAAGCAGGCGGGCAAGGATGGTGGCAAAGCGCTTTCCAAACTACAGCCGGTTCGAAACGCCGTGATCGGTGCTCTTGATGGCTGGAAACATCCCGACTGTCGCGACGCGCTGGAGCTCAAACGGTCGCGCCTGCTTCTTCTCGACCGCAAAACCCAAACCCTTTGGTG